CACCGATACATCCCGACATTGCAATGTTTCCGCCGACTCCACTCATTCCTGCCATTTGAATCTCCTAGTAAGGTGTTTTTGTATTAAGCCCAAACATAAACAACTGCATAACTTGTGTTTGGGGTTGTTGTACTTATTGCTGTAGCAACGGCAAATGATGTTGCCGTACTTGCGATGCCGAAGTTCGCCGAGAAAGTTGCCTCTCCATCGACTGCAACTCCAACGCTGATCGAGTCCATGATTGCTGAGAAGATCATCGCATTCGCATTCGATGCGGTCGTGCTTGTTTCTGCGCTCAGTAGGATCTGGACGGCTGCAGTGTTGCCCGAGAATGCGACCGTAGGCGAAGTGCCTGTGTCCAAGAAACCAGACATCGAGCCTGTAATGTCGATCAGTCCGACTGCACGGTTTCTCGTGGCATTGCCAAAGCCTGTGATGTCCGTCGATGGTCGGGTGAAATTAGCCGTCCACGACTTAATGATTCCACCAATCGAACCTGCCATCGAGATGTTTCCACCGACTCCGCTCATTCCAGCCATTGATATCTCCTAGGATTGTTTCGTTGCGAAAATTCTGTATGTCGTGTCGATGACGATCGAGTCTACATTGATCGTAGGCACTCCCCGAGAAACGCAGATCGATTCGATCGTCGAGTAGGTGTTTGACGATGGTGTCATGCTCGCCTTCTGCAGGAGCAAGAACAAGGCGGCCTCGGCAGCCATCGCCGTAACGACCGACGAGTCAGGCTTGAAGTAAAAGGTGAATGCGCAGTCGAGCGTGTGCATCGACTGCGTTGCCGACGACATGAAAGTCGTCGTGTCCTCGTTGCTGATCGCATAGACCAAGAGCGGCATGACTGCACCCTGCGGTCCTTCGAGTTGGTAGATCTTGCCGCCGACGAGGTTGTACACCGTGCCTGCAGATGTGTCTGCGACCAACTTGTTGTAGATCGTGGTCAGGATGACTTGGCTCATTGTGCCGCCTTCATTGCTCGAGTTTGCATTCGCTTGATCGCCAGCTGCATCTGTTGTTCGATCATTCCAACGACTTTGGGCTTGACGACTTTGATGCTTGGCGCAGCGAACGGTCGCTCGTGCATGTAGCGTGTTCCGTATTCGAGCCATCGTGGAATGCGTGCATCTTTGTCTTTGCCTGCCACAAGTCCAGTCATAAAAACGGACACAAAATCTTTGCCGCTTTCATTTCTGAATACTGATGTTTGCACCGAGTTAATCAAATGACTTGTGTCTTGCGCTGGTGGTTGAAATGGTGCAGATCGTCTGCGAAACGACCCCTTGCCTTTCTTGCCACCTCGATATGCGACACCCGTGCCCTTCTTGTTTAATGTAATTCGCATTTCCTTTTGCAGTGCGGTCATCGCAACATTAAGACCTCGTTGAATGCCTGCAATGTTTGCCGACATAATGTCCGCAGCGGAAAAGTTGTGCGATGCGCTCATGACTCGCCCTCGACCGCTGTCAGCGCAAGAATGAAGTACGCCATCGAGTCAGGACCGCTGCGCATATCGGGTCGGCGGAATCCTGTGATCTCATACATGATCGATGGATCGCCACCGACAAGCCGCTGTCCAGTCGCCAAACTCGTTCCGTCGACTGCATTAACATATGCGGTCAGACTTGTCGATGCACGGATTGCACCGTTGACCATCGACTCGTTCGGCGTTGCAGGCTGCAAGTACACCGTGATGATCGTCGCCGACGCTGTATAGACCCTCGTGTATGCGCCGCCTGCATCAACGCTTTCCGCTCGTGTGTAGATCGTCAGGCTCTGACCGAATTGAGCAATGAGACCATCTACGCTCATCGTATTTCTTTCCAACTCCCAAGCATGTCTTCCATCATTGCCCTCGACGAATCCGCACTTGCCATCGAGTATGAGTAGTCGCCGAGCGACTCGCTCTGCAGCGATGTGTCAGACTTGCGGCTCAAGTACATCGTGCCTGCGATGACAAGGCACGCCTGATGGATGTCATCGGGCACAGTTGTGTAGCCTGCGGAGTACTCGATCAGCGTTGACTGGAGCGCACTTGGATATCGTGCGTTGTGCGATGCCATCGGGAATGCGTCTTGACGGATCGTGACGATGCCAAGGTACGAGTCGTAGACAAACTCGCTTGAGACATCAACACCTGTAAGCACGACGGTCGCCATCTTGATATCGCCACCGGCTCGAGGATGCAGTTGTGCGCATCGCATCGCAGTCGACACGCTTGCGCTGTATCCTGTGATGGCGTTGATCGCTGCAACAAGCGAGGTCGTGTCGGGATAGGTTGAGAAAAGCAGCGTGCTTGTTGTCGTCGTGCCTGCGCTGGTCGTGCGAGTCAGGACTGCGCACGGTGCGAGCACTCCATTTGCAATCGTGCCGAGCGGGTCGGTGTTGATCGAGATCGTCAAGCGAATATCGCTTGCTACGGTCGATGAGATCGTTATTGCTGCGGCAAGTCCTGTGTAAACGCCGACAACATTGTTGATGGGGTACTGCTTGACTCGCACGCTGCGGACATCGTTGCCGCCATACCACTCGCTGTAGTTGCGCAGTTTGATCTGCCGACCGATCCACCGCTCGATCTTCGCACTTGCGTGATCGATATATTGCTCAAGGATCGTGTCGTAGGTGCTGACGGTGATGCCGAGGTGCGCCTTGAGTCCTGCAAGTGTCGAGAGTGCATATTGTCCTACTGCCATAATTGATCCTATGCAGGCTTGACAATTTCGGTTGATCCATCCTGCGGACCGTTGCGCCATCCTTCACGACTTTTGACATACCACGGCTTGCCTGATCGCAGATAGTTGTGCGTCGACTGGTGCAGCGACTGCAACTTCGGACCAGGCCATGTTGCGACCGTCTCGATGTGACCGATGGAGACTTTCGGTGTCACGCCGATCTTCCAGTTCGCCTTCTGCGTTTGTTTCCAGAACCAGATATCGTCGTCGATCTTGTCGCCTGTCCAGTCGCCTTCATCGTTTGGCATTGCGCAAAACCAAGGCTTGGGCAACTTGCGCAGCGAGTCCATGCGAATCAAGGTGCAGCCAAAGTGCATCGAGGAAACCTCGAACCAGTCCTGCTGCAGGTCGTGCGTGTTGAGTTTGCGTGGTATCCAGTTGGTCGACGCAACGCAGAGCGGAGCGAGTCGCTCACGACCTGACTGCAGCGGAGCGAGCGCATCGAGGCCGTCCCGCTCGGCGATCTCACGCATGGCGACAATGTCTTGCCAGTCAAAGAGCGAGTCGTAGTCGATCGTGAGAGCCCACTTGATGTCGGTCTCCTGTGCAAGCATGGTGAGGATGCGCTGCATCCCTTGACCGTAGAACACGCCTGATGAGTTCGTGATCGTGATGTCGAGTGCTTGCGTGACTTTCTGACAACAGAACATCGTGTCGGTCCATGTCAGTCTTGGCATCGTCATCACGCCCTTGATGTCAGGATACTTTGGCGGCGAAACCATCGCACCAACTGCAAGCGGCTTGCGACCTGCGAGGTTGAGCGATATTGGCAGATCGCTGCAGTCGAGTGGCTCGCTATTTTTCCACGGCATGATCTCGGTGATGCCGACCTGATTGAAAAGCAGGCGCAACTTTGGATCGTTCCACAAGGTGTGATGCTGATCGAATGTGTCGCTCTGTCCGCCCATGATGTAAGACTCCCACGGAAACGGCTTGCCGCTTTGGTCCTCTTGATCTCGGTCGAGTTGCGCACGGCAAATGATCTCGTCAAAGTCAGGAACTGCGATGCGCAGAATTCCACCCGGCTTGAGTTTGTCGACCCAATGCTGCACGACCTCGAGCAAGTACGGACGCTCAATCTGTTGCAGTACATGGCTCGCACGGATCTCCTCGATCGATCCATCTGCGAAGGGAAGAAATGAGACATCGTTATTCGTGGACCAGTCCCACGGTGTGTAACCTTCGATCCGAGTTGTGCCGCATCCGAGATCTAGTTTCATGCGACTCAACATACCACGCAAAAGACAACGGCTCGGAATCTTTCGACTCCGAGCCGTTGAAGATTGAAACTTGAAACTCGAATCAGGACGGATTCACGACAACGCCAGCGTTCACGTTTGTAGCCGTGATCGGTGCTTGCTCTGGTCGAGCGAGCGTTCCTGTGACTCCGACAACTCCTGTCGCAGCACCTTGCGTAACAAGAACACGGAAGTACCGCTTCTTGCCACGGAGGTCGAGGTTGAACACGGCTGCAGCCTTTTCAGTTGCTGCGTTCGTGCCACCTGACAAAGATGCAGCACTGTAATCTGTGCCTTGCACATAACCAGTGATGGTTGCAAAGTTGGATGCGACATCAGTATCTGAGTTTTGAATCGTCAGAGTTGTGATGTAGTCGTTGCTGTGGGTTGTGCGTGTGACAACCAACTGCAACTCCTCGTATCCCTTTGCATCAATCGTTGCGGAAGTTGCAACGCCTGCGGCCGTCAGTGAAACTGGTCCGAGTGCGACAACTGATTTGAGACCTTGTAAATTCATAGCCATAGTATTTTCCTTCTTTCTTTTGTGTGTAAATTAACCGCCAGCCTTGAATGTGATCATTGAACCTGCGGTTTGCGGAGTTACAGTTGCATCTCCAACATTTGCGCAGACGAGATCCCAACGAGTTGTCGCACGATAGCAAAGCATATCGGTTTCGAAACTTGTCAGAGCGGAGTTGCTGAAGTCGACTGCTGTCTGTCGACGATCACCGAAGTACACGGCTTGCGACATGTCACCAAAGTGACAAACCACTGCGCCGTTTCCTGTCGTGCTGTTCATCGCTTGCGTGAGAACCACTGGATATCCTGCGAAGGTAAGTTGACCAGAGCCAGTCAACAAATCAACCGCATTGTTTCCACCTGACACATAAGCAAGACGCAAGAACACAGAGTTCCAAACTGCTTTGTGGCAGAAGATCTTTGTGTTTGCGTTGTCTGCGTACTGTGGCAATTTCGCAAATGCCGCTTGAATGTCTGGAAAATCAATTGTTGAAAAAGTATGACTACTTGCTGCAGTTGAAACGCCTGCAGTACTTGTGATCGCATTTGCAAGTCCAGTGATGCCGCCGTATTGCGATGTTCCGTCTCCGATGAATGCGCACTGATCTTCAAGTTTCGCCTGTGCGTACGCCATTTCGCCAGCCAAGTCATCGGCAAAGTTGATGACGGCATCTTCGGAAAGTTCACTGCTGAACTTCGTCAGAACCATCGACTTCTTTGCGACGAGATTGATCTGGTCAAATGTTTCGTTTGATTGGCTTGCAGTACTTGCTTCGCCAACGAACGATGCAGACAGATTTGTTGATCGTCGTGGCATGCGCTTGATGTCGGATGACATCGGCACAACACGAGCGTGATTTCGGATGACTCCGAATTGTTCACGCAGAGTGATGATCGAGTTTTCGAATTCTTCAGGAACGAGGAATCCGCCTGCGAGGTTGTTGCCTTCGAGGTTTGCGATCTTGGTGACGATGCCGTTGTCAGCGCACCACTGCGCAGACTTCTTGTAGCCGATGCATCCAAGAGCCCACGATCCGAAGCGGAACGCTTCGTCGTTGGTCTTGAAATTCTTGATTCGTGAGTAAACTTTATTTTCCACGGTGATTTCCTTTCGGGTTGTGATTGGGTGAGCGGCTGCCTTGTTGGAGAGTTCCAACTTGACTGCCTTGGCGACTTCGTCGGCGAGAGCCTTTGGCTCTTCGACAACTGGTGTCTCCATTTCGTGCATTCCGTCTTCTTCGACGGCTGCATCGGCGGGTGAAAGCATGACTTCGTACTTGATGTTCGCAGGGTCGACGGGGTTACCGTCAGCGTCCACGATTACAAGTCCTTCGAGCATCAGATTCTTAGCAGTGGTAAACCGCTTCGATCCGACTTGATTTGCGAGTACTTGCAGATTTTTCTGCAGTTCCTCTACTGTGCACATTTTCATGTGGTGTCTCCTGTTGATGGGAATAAATGAATTGAACTACGCCGCAGTTCGAGTCACTCGTTCGACCTGTTAGGGCCACCGATCCGAATCACCTGTATGTTGAGACTATAGGCGCATCAGCGAAACTGTCCACGCATCTTGCTTATCGCAACCTTCGCAGCGTCGGCAATGTCAGACTTGACATACGTAGGCATGACGATCTGCACACGGTGCACCGGCTTGGGTTCGATCACGACTGGCGCAAGTTTCACCAGGGGAACATTGCAGCCGAGAGCCTTGAGACTTGCCGTGCTCACGATGCCCTTGCTCACTGCGTTGATGAGTGCTTCCTGATTGCTCGGGATCGAGACCACGGAGACCTCGAGGAGTTTCCACTTCGAGTAGACCCGCTTCACGCCTGCGCCGTACTTGGTTGCGTCCTCTTTGCTCGCTCTGCGCACACCGCCATCGACTGGCATATATCCGATCGACACGCCACGCAGCGCACCAAATTTCATGAGTGCGCCAACCGTGTCAGGCAGCCACTCGCCAACATGCGTATCAGGTCGAGGCACAAGTTCAAAGTCCGCATCGATCGACGCTTCACCTCGGCGCATCGTCTTCATGATTCCGATGGGCTTGTTTGGGTCGTGCGAGTAGAGCAGAACTGGATTCGCCTCGTACTCTTTCGAGTTCATGCCGCTCGGAATCACGACATCCTGATCTCGATCGATGGCGTGCGTTGTGATGATCGCCGTGAACTTGGTCAGTCCATCGCCGATCGCCTTGAATGTTGCGTTGCAGGTTTTTTGTAGGTTCATTCGTCAGGTCCTTCGTAGTCAATTACTGGTAGCAGACTGCACCTGCAGTTCGGGTGCAGGGGCGGTCCGCTCGTATCATCAAAGTCTAGTGCCATAGTTGCGCCACTTGCAGCGGTGAGCACTGCGCCTCGCTCATAAAACGCATCAGTCACGCCAACAGACTTTTCGCCGAACTGTTTCGCTGCGGCTTCGCAGAACTCGCAAGCGAACGGAGACACGAGCCATGTCTTGCCCTTTACGACTCCGCTCGCCTCCCACGCTGCATTCTGTCCATCTGTGTATGCACGAGCAGACTCTGTGCGTGCGATCGTCTGCGCACGGTTCTCGTCGAAGCCTGCTTCCTCGAGCAGCCCGATGACATCTGTGCCTGTCGCAGTCTCCTCGATGCCGATGCGAATGATGTTTGAGACACGCTCGGCAAGTGAGTCGCTGACCGATCGTGCCATGCGGATGGCTGCACGGTTCGTCGCCTCGACCACGAACTCGGAAGCCTTGCCAGAGAGCAGCCCGAGATCAAGTGATCCACTCGGCAAGAGTGATGCGCCTTGCGAGAGTCCAGCCTCTGCGATTGTTTGTGCGTACGGCTTGGCCGTGTTTGCGAGATCGTCGATGAGTTTGCGCTGCGATGCTTTGAGTGCCGCCTGAACTTCTTCAAGTTGTCGCTGCGTGATCGTGTCGCCTGCACGGATTGATGCGGAGAGTTTGCGTGATACTTCCTCGATCACCTTGTCTATGTCGGCTTGGATGCCTTCAGCGAACGCACGAACTGCTCGAGCCTCAGTCGCCTCGAATGTTTCGCTGATTCCGTCCTTGATGATCACCTGCTTCTCTGCGGTGAAGTCGACCCACCACAGCGGTGGCTTTGCCGACTTGCAGGTCTTGCATGGGCATGACTTGGCGTGACTCATCCGACCCAAACCTCACCGAGTGTTGCAGCGTCTGCGAATGCGATCTTGTCTGCGGTCGTTGCGTTTTCGATGATGTGTGGCAGCGTCAGGCAAGCACGAAGGTGGACAACATTTCGCACAACGCAGTTGTGTGCTTCATCGCTGTGCTGATCGTTGCCGACAATTTGCACGATGAGGTCAACCGAGTCGTGCGATGCTTTGATGTCCTGTGCGATCTGCTCAGGTGTGCGGATGATTTGCTCGGGTTCTGTGGTCATGGTTTGCTTATCCGATTTATGCGCCGACTTCAAAGTAGATTGTGTCTAGTAAAGCGTTGCTATCGCTAGCATTTTTTATAAAAATAGATGTGACACCGCCGCTTGCTGGTCCAGCCCTCCAATTCAATGTGTCGTTATTAGATATAGAAATAGTGGCAAATTCTGCTATGTCTACCCACCCACTACCATTCTTGTTGTATGCAATACCTAATCCATCTCCACAGTAATCACACTCAAAATACAAATTTATAGATGTGTTTATTCCCGTGATGGTTTGTGCTACTGACTCAGCAGTACTAGAAGATGAATATTCATCAGGCCAATCCACGGCGTTGGGTGTGACATCACCACCACCACCGCCACCCGCAGCAGCCCTAGCAACTCGGCTTGCATGTTGAGATGGAATGATCATGCGGACAAACTCCCCGCCACATTGTAAACATTCGACGCATACGAGATGATGCTTGCCGATCCGTGCTGTGCGCTGATCTTGAGAAATGCCGAAACGGAATTGAGAGTAGTTCCCGATGCGGTGATCGTTGTTTGTCCCGCTCCGATTTGAATGATCGTGCAATTGAAACCGACCGCCAACGATGCAGGAACAGTCAGCGTATTTGCTGTCGCCACACTCATCGTAATCACCTTGCCGTTGTCCGCATCAACCAAGGTGTAACTAGCGGTCTTCGCTTGGATTCCGCTT